ATCCAAGCCAAGGCCGAGGAGTTTGGGGTTAAGCCAGCCGCCGTCTTTTGCGATTCGGGCGACCAAACAAGGGATGTTTATTTGCAATGTTGTAAGAACGGATGGATTGCCCTTGTAGGCTCGGACAAATCGAGCTTCTCTGAAATTGTAGGCAACGCCAAGGTGCAAAGACCCTACGCCAGAATTGCCAATGGCGACCCCTTCAGCGGGAAGCAAACGATGAGCAAGGATGGTTGGAAATGGAAACTTTGCCCTGTTTGGCGATGGTCGAACCCCGCCATCAAAGACATCTTGGCAAACTTCCTTAAAACCGAAGGCTGGGTGGCCGAGGATACGCCGCTTGTGTATTTTGACCATATAAATAGTGAGGCAAAAGTCCGGGTCAAGAACCCCCTTACAGGCCGGGAGCGAATGGTTTGGAAGCAAGTGGGCAAAAACAATCACTTAATGGACGCAGAATGTATGAACATTGTTGGGGCGGCTCTCCATGGAAAATTAAAGGTCACGGCGGCAGATTTAGAGCAAGAGGAAATCGCAGAGTAATTTTGACACAACAGTTGCTTTTATGGCTAGAGGCTCGTTTGTTGGTTTGCCTGTAGCTACCCTAACTTCGATTCGCACGAAATATCTTGAGTGCCTTGAGGCCATAGCGGTAGCCGGAGCATCCTATTCGATAGGGGGTCGTTCCTTCAGCCGAGCCAACCTTGGGGAAGTTCGGGATACGATTGAGGAATTGACCTACGCAATCAAGCTGGCAGATGGTTCTAGAGTGCTTACAACTTACGCCAAGTTCGGGCCGTGAAGAAAAAAGCCGAGTTGAATCTGATTGATAAGGCAATCGCCTTCTTCAATCCCCAGGGTGGAGTCAGTCGCCTTGTCGCAAGGCAAAAGCTGAAGAACTTCGAGTATGACGCTGTAAAATATTCAAGGGAACGCAAAGGGCCGAGTTCGCTTTCGGGGGCGGAAGATTACCGCTCAAATTATGACCGGGTAGAGTTGATGAAAAGGGCGAGGGACTTGGCTGAAAATGTCGGCCTAGTTCGCTCGCTCCTACTCAAGTTTGCAGGCCATGTTGCTGGAACCATCAGCTACCAAGCAAGAACCCAGAACCCCCAAGTAAATACCGAGGTCGAAGCCTATTGGAACGAATGGTGGGACAAGTGCGATATTTCGACTAGGCATACAGGCTCAACCCTTATGCAAGTGGCGGTTATGTCCATGTTGCGGGATGGCGATTTTCTTTTTGTTTTGGTTCGCGATTCCAACGGCGACCTAAAAATCCAAGGCATCGAAGCGGATAGGCTGGGCGACCCCTTCAAAGTTTATACAAGCCTAGAGCTTATCGGCGGAATCCATATTGATAGAAACTCTGGTGCGCCAACGGCGTATGATATTTACAATCGAAGCATCGGGGATTTTTACACCTATCAGCTAACGATACCCGCAAGCCAAGCCTTCCACCTTTTCGACCCGCTTCGGATCGACCAATATCGAGGCATCTCTGCCTTCCATACCGCAATCAACGATGCCCAAGACGCTTACGATATTACCAACTATGAAAAGATGGCCGCTAGGGTTGCGAGCGCACAAAGCGGAATTGTAAAACGAAACAACAACAACGCCGCCGACCTATCCACTCTGTCCACCGATGAGGATGTAAGCGGAAACCAAATCAAACTTGAAACCATCGAATCGGGCAAAATCTCTTACTTGGAACCGGGCGAGGATATTATTTTCCCCAATGGCCCAAGCCGACCCAGCGGGGCGTTTATCGAGTTTCACAAAGTTTTAATGCGGAATATCTGCCTTGGGTTAGGCATCCCTTATTCCTTTGCGGTTGACCCTTCCGCTATGTCCGGCCCGACTGCACGGCTGGAAATGCAACAAGCGGGGCGCACCTTCAAACGCTACCAGAATCTTTTGAATGACAAGGTTCTGCGACCCGTTAAAAACATCGTCATCGCTGATGCAGTAGCAAGGGGAATGATTGATGGGAACGAAGGCGGCAAAACCACTAGGGGCATCTTTAATTTCGGGGCGAATGTTTCCATAGATTTAGGGCGGGAATCGGCAAGTGCTATCGCAGAGTTTAAGAGCGGCCTTCGCACAGGCTCCGACATCTACGCAGAGCGTGGGGCGGACTGGGAGTCTTCGATGCGTCAGAGGGCAATCGAGGCAAAGGCCATTCAAGACTTGGCAAAAGAATACGGAGTTCCCGCCGAGACAATTTCTGATGTGGTTCCTCCCGCCAAACCAGAACCGATGTTGCCCTCACCCGCTCCGCAGATTGAGCCTCCAGAAGGCGATGAGGGCGAAGAACCAGAAAGCGAAGACGAACCCGAACCAGTTGAGCCTATCGAGCCTTCTTCAGAAAACCCAGAAAATAAAAAAAAAGACGCTCTTAAATCTCTCAATCCCAACGAAATCAAAATGCTCATTGCTGGAATGATGGGCGGGATTGAGTTGGGCAAATATGATGGAATAGACTTTACGCCCCCGCAAGGAGCTAAGGATGCGGCTAAAAGAGCCCTGGATGTAAGGGAAGGCAAACCAGCAAGCCAAAGGGGAATGACCCCTGTGGGCATCGCTAGAGCAAGGGATTTGATGAATGGCGTAAAACTCTCGCCCGATACGGTTAGGCGAATGAAAGCCTTCTTTGATAGGCACGAAGTGGACAAAAAGGGAGCGACCTTCGGGGAGCAAGGAAAGGGCTGGCAAGCGTGGAACGGATGGGGTGGGGATGCTGGCTATGCGTGGGCGAGAAAGGTTGTGAGGCAGATGGATTCAAGGGACAAGGAGCTTTCCCAACTAGCTCGCCCCGGCCCCAAGTCAGCGGCACAAACTCCCGCCCCGCCCAAGGAACGAATCAAAGGCTCAAAGGAGAACCCCGAAGGCACAGCGGCCACAAGGTCAAAGGCAGGGGATATTGAAATTTCAGAAGCCAACGAACAGGCATTGAAAGATAAGATTGCCGAGTTTAAGAAAAGCCATCCCAAGAAAAACGCTCCTAGCCTTGGGACGCTCAAAAAAGTATTTAGAAGGGGAGCAGGAGCATTCTCAACCAGCTTCCGCCCCACTATCAGCGGAGGGCAACCCAACTCCCGCAACGCTTGGGCAATGGCTAGGGTGAACAAGTTTCTCAAGATGGCTGGCGGCGGAGAGGTCAAGGAATCCTACCGCAAGGCAGACGGCGACCTTCTTTGACATAAAAAAGGATTCTATGCCCCTACCCACCCCCAGAGGAGATGAATCGGAACAAGACTTTGTTTCCCGCTTTATGGGAAATGACCAAGCGATTGCCGATTTTCCCGATGAAACACAGAGGGCGGCGGTTGCCTATCGCACCTACCGAGATGAGGATTTGGAAGTGGATGAGTTGGAGCTAGGGGGAGTATCAATCTTAGAGGTTGGCGAGGCAAAAGGGCATGATCTATTCGTGGATAAGAAAAGCCTAGAATCAGCCCTTGGCATTATGCAGAAGGCAAAGAATGGGGTGAAGGTAAAGATGAACCACGGAACCGGGCTGGATGCGGTTGTGGGCTTCGCAAGGAACCCCCGCATCGAAGGGGAGAAGCTAGTGGCCGACCTTCGCCTCCTCCGCAACTCTCCCCACTACGGACTCATCAAAGAGATGGCATCCGAAGCCCCCGACCAATTCGGGGTATCCCTGGCGTTTGTGAATGAATCAGAGACGATTGACGGCAAAGACTACATTCGCCCCCAATCCATCGCTTCCGCCGACCTAGTAAGTAGCCCAGCCGCCACCAATGGACTCTTTGAAGAGATGGTCGCTTTCATGCAGAGATTCGCAGAAACCCAAACAAAATGCTTCGGCAAAACAATCAAAATGGGATATATGGCTGGCGGCAAACCCATTCCCACAGACTTACCCGAAGCACAAACTGAAGCTGAAAACTTGACACCAAAGGAAAAAAATAATATGGAAAACAGCGATTACAAGAAAGACATGGACGAAATCAAGGTTCGTCTCGCCGCCTTGGAAGAGGCGATGAAACCCAAGGATGAGGAAAAGAAAGAAGAGAAAATGGCCGAGGCTCCTAAGATCGAGGTCGAGGTTGAGCCGAAGGAAAAAGAGGATGAAACCGAGGAGATGAGCGCAATCGTTAAGAAAGTTCTCACCGAGTTCGGCATCAAGCCTGTTCCTGCTTCCCCCGCTGTCGAGGCTCCCAAGAAAGAAGAGCCGAAGAACTTCGAGGCTCTTGTGGCGGCTCACGCCGAATACAAGACTTCAAAGCTAAAGGCGATGAAAGCCGTTATGCTTTCCAACCCCAAAGAATATGCCGAGGCTCTCAGCCGTGGCATCAAAAAGATCTAATCAAAGGATAAAAAAGAATGAGTACACAGAATGATGGTTTTTTCCGCACATTTAGCGTAGGTGCAACCGCAATCTCCGCCTTCCGGGTGGTTCAACCCACCAGCACGGCGGGGCAGGTGCAGGCCGCTGTGACAGGGGCAACCCTCGCAATCGGCATCACCCAAGAAGATGTTGCGGCCAATGGCAATGTTGAGGTGAAGTTATTTCACCCGACCTACTTCGCCACGGTCTCGGGCACTTGCGCCGTTGGGGATTCGCTCTCCTTCGATGCTTCTGGCCTTGTGACTACCCTTGCGGCCAACACGATTTCCGCTGGCATCGCCCTTGAGGCGGCCACGGCAACCAGTGCGGTTATCGAAATTGCGATTCCGCTCAAGGTAGACTAAAGATTTAACAACTAACCAAGGATAAAATAAAATGAGTTACATTGCTGGCGGAACAACGGTTCGGGCGGATATAAACCAAGCGTTGGTGGAAGCACCCAATGGTGACGCTGGGCTTATCGGTGCGGAGATTTTCCCCCTTCTGCCCGTTGATGCCAAGAGCGGCCAATATCTGAAGGTTCAGTTGGCTCAAGCCGACCTCCTCAACAACGATTCCAAGGTTCGTGCCGCTGGGTCGGAATACGCTCGTGCCATCCGTTCCTTCGGGACGGATACCTACGACACGGTGGAATATGGCCTGGAGGAGTTGATTGACGATTCCTTCCGTGCCGATGCCAACCGCTTCTTTGACTTGGAAGCTTCCTCGGCTCGCTTCCTCCTGCGCCAGATCAAGCTCGGCCATGAGAAGCGGGTGAACGACTTGCTCAACGCCGCCCAGACTCCCTTTACCACGAGCGACCAATCCGCCATCTCTGCCTACACGAATCTCAATCTTGGCAATATTGATGTGGCTGGGGATGTCGCTAACGCACGCACCGAACTCAACAAGCTCGGCTATGAGGCCAACACGGTCATCATGTCCGCCCCTGTGTTCGAGCGTATCCGCCGGACAACCAAGCTTCAGAATCAGTTCTTCGGGGTTATCTCCGATACTGGCGGTCGCTTGCTCTCCGAGGCGGAGATTGCGGCGGCTCTTGGTGTTGAGAAGGTTTTGGTTGGCCGTGCGGCCATCAATTCCGCCAACAAGAACAAGGCTTATAGCGGCGGGTTTGTGTTCTCCAACACGAACATCATCGTTGCCAATGTGCAGAGCGGTCAGTTCACCGCTGGCGGCGTGGGTCGCACCTTGGTTTGGTCAGCGGACGCTCCGGGTGGCTTTGTCTCCGAAAGCTATCGTGATGAAGCCCGGCGTTCCAATGTTCTGCGTGTCCGCATGAACACGGACGAGGTGATTATTGACCCGAACGCTGGGGTTCGTATCACCACCAGCTTCGCCT